GCGCGCGCAGCTGGATAACGGCGGGTTCCGCGATCTGGCCGACTTCGCCGGTGCGGTTCGCTGTGCAAATCCGCAGGCCGGTCAGGGCTTCCGCATGGACGATCGTCTTGCGGCGCCCGCGAACGTCCACATGGAGGGCGGCGATGAGATGGGCAGCTATCTCGTGCCGCCCGAGTTCCGCCAGCAGATCACGGATCTCGTGTTCGGTGCCGGCAACGATCCGATCATGGACCTGATCGAACCCGAGGCAACCGGCTCGAACCGTGTCGTCGGTCTGGGCGATGAGACCACCCCGTGGGGTTCGACTGGCGTCAAGGCTTTCTGGCGTGTCGAGGCGGAACAGATGCGTCCCACGCGCGCGCAGCTGACGCCGCGTGAGACCAAGCTGAACGAGGTCTATGCTTTCGTTCTTGCCACCGAGGAGCTGCTGCAGGATGCGCCCCGCGTCTCCGGTCTGCTGACCAATCACGCCTCGGCAGCGATCCGCTGGACGGTGGCCGAAGCATTCATGTTCGGCGACGGTATTGAAAAGCCGCTCGGCTGGATGGCTTCGCCCGCCACGATCACGGTCCCGAAGGAAGCGGGACAGGCGGCTATGTCGTTCACCCGCCGCAATTTCTTCCAGCTGTACTCGCGCATGATCATGCCTAGCCAGGCCACCTGGTTGATGAACAGCGAGGCCGTCGAGGCGCTGGCCGACCTGAACGATGAAGCCAAGCGTCCGGTCTGGCTGGAAAACTTCCATGATAGCCCAGGCGGCGCAATCCTCGGCCGGCCGGTGATCTTCAACGAGCACTCGCCGTCGCTCGGGCAGCGTGGCGACGTCCAGTTCGTCAATCCGAACGGGTACGAGGCATTTCGTCGGCAGAACGCGGCGACCTTCGCCGAGTCGATCCACCTCTACTTCGACTACGCGCTCACCGCGTACCGCTGGATGTTCCGCATCGGCGGGCAGCCCGTGCTGTCGAAGCCGATCCAGATGCCGAAGAGCACGCGGACCAAGTCCCACTTTGTCACGCTCGCCGAGCGCGCCTGACCCTTCGAGGAGAAACGACGATGTATCACAATCTCAACCTGTCGTCGCGGATCGCGCTGCTCGGGGGCATCAGCCCTCGCGCGGCAGCGGTCGGCACGGTCAGCACGTCGTGGATGGACATGCAGATGCTGTTCACCGCCATGGTTCTCATCAGCCTTGGTGCTTTTGGTGCCGGTGCTACGGTCGATGCGCAGATCGAGCAGGCGACGGATGGCAACGGCGCCAACGCAAAGCCGATCCCCGGCAGCCAGATCACGCAGCTGGTCGCAGCTGGCGGCAACGATCGGCAGGCGCAGATCGATCTTCGTCAGGAGGATTTCGATCGAAACGCCGGCTTCCGCTTCTTCCGCGTGTCGATCACCGTCGGCGGGGCGGCGACCCAGTTGGCCGCTTCCGTGATCGGAACCGACTTCCGCGCCGGGAACGGCACGAACAACGACGCGGCATCCGTCGCGCAAACGGTCTGAGGAGGCTGGCATGATCGAGTTCTTGCAGGACTACCGTACCGAGGCCTTGCCGCCCGAGACGTTCAAAAAGGGTGAGCAGGTCAAGCGGGGAGAGACCAGCGAGCGGTATTTCGTCGGCCGCGGCCTCGCCGGCTACGTTATCGACGGCAAGCTGGTCGACGCAGATCTGCGTCCGATCACCGTCGAGACGGTCACGGTCGAGATCGTTCGCCCCGGTGAACGCGCCACGGTGTTGGCGGGGCGTGGCGGTGAAGTGATGACCGGCCAGCCCCCCCGAGCCACGTCGGGACCTGGCGTGCCGTTCGTCGAGGCAACGACGGGCGTGGCCGGGACCCCGCCCGTCGTGCTCGAAGCCGAGGTCGACCGGCTCAAAGCGGCGCTTGAAACCGGCAACGATCTGTTCCGTGACATGAACAATTCGCATGTCGAAGCTGCCGATGCACTTCGGATCGATGTCGATCGACTGACGAAGGAACTGTCGCTTGCGGGCGACAGGATCGAGGAAGTCGAGAAGGCGCGCGATCAAGCGCGGGATGCTCTGACGGACTCGCGCAGCCAGCATGAGGGCCTCGTCCTCGAATACCAGGCGGCGCAAAAGCAGATCGAAACCAACGCTACCCGTATCGCCGAATTGGAAGGCCTGCTCGCGGAGGCGAACAAGCCGGACGGCAAACCGTCGCGTAACCCGAAGTAAGGGGGCGGGGCGGTGGTCACGATCATACCTGCCGCCCCCCTCGATGGGGCGAAGGTCCTCCCCAACGTGCTGGTCGACCAGTACGTCAAGCCCGGTGACGATCAGCAAGCGCTGCTGGACGTCTTCCGGCTTACCGCGCTCGGCTGGGTCGAGCAGCATACCGCGCGGTCGCTTGTTCGGCGCCGCTGGGTCGCGATCTTCGACGGCTTCGACGCCGATATGCGCTTGCCGCGCGATCCCGTCCGCAGTGTCGTTTCGCTGGCCTATGTCGACGGTGCCGGTGTGGTCATCGATGGCGAAGGGCGCTGGCGCATTGCCGGTGCCCAGCTGCTGCCGGCCGTCGGCACGACGTGGCCTGCCACGGCCGACCGGGCCAGTGCGGTGCAGGTCACGTTCGAGGCGGGATATGATGACGTCGCCAGTGAAGCCCCTGCGCTTCAGGTGGCGGCGCTGTTGCTGATGAAGCACCTTTTTGACGGCGGATCGATCGACGACGTTCCGGCGACCGTCACGTTGCTGCTCGACGCGCAATATCGAACGCCGGTGATGGCCTGATGCGGCTCGACGCGCGCAAGCTGGATCGCCGTCTGCTGATCCAGCGTCCGCAGGCAGGGACCGGTTTTACAAGCGCCGGATCGGGCACCTGGGTCGATGTCGTCACAGTCTGGGCCAACGTAGAAGACTCGCTGCCCAGCCGGGGCGAGCGACTTGCGGACGGCATCAACGCCGCATCGCGTCCGGCCCGTGTGCGCATGCGATTTCGCCGCGACGTCACGGCCGATATGCGGTTCGTCGAAGGCGGCAGGATCATGCAGATCATCGCAGGCCCGGCCGAACTGGGCCGGCGCGACGGTCTCGAGTTCATGGTCGAGGAATACAGCCCGGCCGGAAACGCCGCCTGATGGCGACCAGCCGCGGGGGCGCGGCGGTGCGGCGCTACATCGAGCAGCTGCCCGCTGAACTTGAAAGGACCGTGCTGCGCGGCGCCGCCCGCGCTGGCGGCAAGGTTCTGGTCGATGGTGCCAAAGAACGCTCGATTTCGTCGGACGTCGACGACGCAATCGTGATGAAGAGGAAAAGCGAACCCGGCCGCATCACGGTGATCATCACCGTCGAAAAAGGCTGGGCGCGCTCGGTAGCCAACTGGCTCGAATACGGCACCGACGCCCATTTCATCTCGGTCGCAAAGGAAGAGAGGGGCGGCAAAAGCGTTGCGCGGATCAACGCCACGGACAAACGATCGATGATCATCGGCGGGAAGTTCGTCGGCGATACCGTCTTTCATCCGGGCGCCAAGCCGCATCCGTTTCTGCGCCCAACGCTCGACATCGACGGCCCCAAGGCCGTGGCCGAGGCGCAGAACTTCATCAACGCGCACGTGACCCCCTCAGGGATCATCGCCAGCGCCGAAACAGGGGACGACGACGCATGACCGGTGTCGATATCCTCGGCGAACTGCTCTTGGCGGACGCTCCGCTGATCGCCGCCATACCCTCGGCCCAGATCAAGGCCGGCGCGTTGCCCGAAAACCTCGTCCTGCCCGCGTTGCTCGTCCGGATGACCAGCAACGTCGAGCGACAGATGCTCAAGCGTGGTGCCACGGTCCGCACGATGGAGCGGATCTCGGTCGCCGTGCGCGCCGTCAGCTACGACGAGCAGCGCGCAGCCATGGCCTTGGTCGTGAAGGCCTGCGCGGGGCGGACCGGCAGCATCGCCGGTGCCGACAATGTTTCCGTGCTGACCGCTGGTCGAGGACCCGATCTGCGCGGCCCGGGCAACACCTTCGAACAGACACAGGACTTCCGCGTCAGCTTCGACGCGCCTGCGTAACCTCAAGAGGAGACCACCATGTCCGCTACCCCATCGACCGTTCGTGCAACCGTGAAGCGCGACTTCGCCGACGCCGGCACGGATCGGAAGTTCGCCGAGGGCGAGAAGCACGAACTCAGCCGCGGCGAATACGAGAATTACCGCGCGGCCGGACTCGTCGAGCCGATCACGGACACCGCGTCGGCCCCCGCCAAGCCGAAGCGGGGTCGCACCCCGCGCGCCGCGAAGGGCGAAGCCAACAGCTAACCCGCCGCCCGGCGGGCGATCAACGGCCGGCGTTTCCGGCCTTACGTTACCAGGAGCAAGACCATGGGTTCACAGACTGCCGCGGGCTCCGCGCTCGCGATTTCCGCCGTATCGCCCGCCACACAGGACGCTACCGGCTACAACGCCCTCACCTTTACTGAAATCAACCAGGTCGAGAAGCTCGGCTCGTTCGGCGCCAGCTTCGCCAAGGTCGAATTCCAGCCGCTCAAGGGCGGCAAGCAAAAATACAAGGGCTCGGTCGACTATGGCGCGTTGCAGCCCTCGATCGCTATCGACAACCTCGATGCCGGCCAGAACATCCTGCAAGTTGCGTCCGACGACGAAACGCAGAAGCTCTATTCCTTTCGCGTGACTTATCCGGACGGTGCAAAGCGCTATTTCCAGGGTCGCTCGTTCGGTTCGCCCGAAAACGCAGACGGCGCCGACAGCATGCTGATGGCGACGCCGACGATCGAGATCTGCACCAAGGTCATCAAGGTGGCCGCAGCCTAAACTTTCCCCCTCCCGGCGCCCGCGACGCCGGCACCTTTGCACCGGCTCGTCCCGCTATCGCGGGTGCGGGGCGGGTCGGTGCGCCATCCTCCCGCGAAGGATTCATTCCGTGAAACTGAACATTGCCTCGCTCGCCGTCGCCGCCACGGCCGCTCTCCACGTCAAGAACTCGGCCGGCGAATTGCTGTTTGCCGATGACGCGCGCACCCTCCCCGTCCGCATCCATGTTTATGGCCCGGGCAGCAAGGCTTACGGCGTCGTCGAGTCCCGTCAGTCGGCACGCGCGCTGAAGCGCATGCAGGACAATGACGGCAAGATCACCGCCGCCACGCCGGAAGAGCGCGTCGCCGAGACCGCCGAGGATCTCGCCGCGATCACCGCGGGTTTCGAGAATTTCGAATATCAGCCCGACGGTGCGGCCGAGCCGGTCACCGGCGAGGATCTCTACCGCGCCGTCTATGCCAACCAGGGCCTCGGCTTCATCACCAAGCAGGTCGCGAAGTTCGTCGGCGACTGGGGAAACTTCAGCGCCGCCTCGAAGGCGGCCTAAAGCTCTACGTCCGGCAGATGGCGTGGCTGCATGCCACGCCGAAGCCGGATGCCCGTAGCCGGCGCGGGAGGGAAGAACCGGCAGAGGCGAGGCTTAGCAGGATCGCCGACCTGAAGCGGAAGAAGATCGACCCGCCGATGCCACCAAATCCGGCGCCGCATATCACGGACTGGCTCATCGAAATGGGTCTGACCGAGGCGGCCGGTATGGGTGCGGTTCCGATCAGTTCGCGCGAATTGGCGGCGTGGCAGGACAACACCTGCGTGCGCTTGCAGCCATGGGAAGCGCGGCTGATCCGCGATCTGTCGAAAGCCTATCTCGCCGAAGGGCGGGTCGCCGAAAGCGAGAACTGCCCGCCGCCATGGCGGGCGCCAGTCACCCAGCGCGAGCTGGACATCGAAGAGGCTCAGCTGCGCTCAGTGCTCGGCTGATCACACGGGGAGGATGACGCATGTCCATGGATGATTCCTCCCCGCGGCTGGAGGTCGGTTTTGTCATAGACACTGCCGACTCGTTTGGCGGGCTGATGCAGCTGCAGGACGCCATGTCCTCGACAGAGGCCAAGGTGCTTGCCGATGCCAACCGAATTGAGCGCGCGACCCGGGGCATGGTCGACGTCTCGGCCGGTACGTCGAATGTCGTCGCGTTCGGCAATGCAACGTCACGTGAGATGCAGACTGCCCGGCAGGCGATGGCCAGTGCCGAAAAGGCAGGCGAGCGGCTCGTGGCGCAGTTGGAGCGCCAGAACAGCGTGTTCGGCAAGACCCGTGAGGAAGTCCGCAGCGCGAAGGCCGAGTTCGCCGCGCTGGCAGCCGAGCAGCAGGGCCTGACCGAGCTTGCGCAGCGGATCCGCAGCGAGGAGTTGGCGCTCGTCAACGCGACCAATCAGGCGGCAGCCTCGGTAACCGCCGAGGCGGAAGCCCTGCGACAGGCGGCCTATGCTCACCAGATGTTCGAGGCCCGCGTGAAAGCCGGTGTCGTAGCGCTGCGCGAGGAAGAGGCTGCCAGCCTTGCCGCTGCCGCGGCGCTGGATGCGCAGGCGCGTCGTGAGGCAGCACTCGCCAGCGCGATGTTCGAGGCGCGCGCCAAGCAGGGCATGCGCGACTATGGCGCGCAGCAGGCGATCGACGAATCGGCGAAGCGCGAGGCCAATGCGGCCGCCATGCGCCTCGAAGGCATGGCGACCGAGCAGCTGGCGCGCGAGCATACCCTGCTAGCCTCGACCGTGCGCGCGTCGCACGATGCCCAGGTTGCCGACGCGGCCGCGGCCGAGCAGCTGCGCATGTCGACCGATCCCCTCTATGTGTCGACGAAGAAGCTCAACGCCGAGATCGCGGAGTCGACGCGACTGTATCATGCCGGTGCGACCGCGCCCGCGGAATATGCACGCCAGC